ACAACGCGCCAGTGGGCTCACACGAGTGGTGCCTAGCCTTTGAGCCGTGGGCCAATGGCCTGACATTCGACCAGGTTTCGTTTAACTACGCGTGCGACACGGACAATGACGGCGACTACGGCTGCGGTGATGCACAGTTCGATGCCTCAGAGGACGGAGGGGTATGTCAGTGAGAGATATCGTAGACACCTACACACCATTCAACCGTGAGCGATTCAATCGCTACGCAATGCTGATCGCCATAAACCTGAGGGATAGGCTAGACAATGTCATCGAAGCACTCGACGAAGATGAGCCCAAAGCAAAGGCAAAGACGAGACCACGGGCCAAGTCAAAGGCTAAGGCCAGACGATGATGAAAGCTTCGCTTTCACGGTCCGACGAAGGTCGGATGACAGAGAACTCTGGCCAAACGACAGACTCGAGTGGGCAGTCACCCTCGGACTCTTCGTTGTTTTCGGAGCGTTTCTCTGGGCCCTTTATCATTGAGGCAGTAGGCATGGGCGTGGCTGTCATCGGCATCATCGGTGCTGTCATTGCTCTCGTTCATCTGTCGCAGCAATGAAGTCAAAGACTTCACAACAATCTTCGATTGGCAGGCGCAGTGATATGTCCGACAGGCATGATGATGAACAGGACGTATGCACCACGGATATGCCAAGAGAAATGGCCATTAAACAGGATGATCGCAGCAGTAAGCGTGACCCTGAAACAGGGCAGTTTATCAAGGGCTGGAAGGGTGGAGGCAGGCCTAAAGGCGCCAAGGATAAGCTGAACCAGCAGGTGATCGGTACGCTGGAGAAGATCTGGGCAACACGCGGTGACGAGATCATTGAGCACCTGGCGGCAGAGAAGCCCGAGGTGCTGGCCGGGTTGGTAGCCAAGCTCATACCGCAGTCACTGGCTGCCGAGGCTATCGAGGGTGAGGCCAACGGGAAAGGTCAATCAGATCAACAGGTTACAGTGCGCGTCATCACGCAGACACAAGATGTAGTGCTGCCATCACGTGAGGTAGTGGGTGAGCTGATGCACGATGACACCACAACGCACTGATATGGTGCATGATGTACGTAAGCTATTGATATTAGGTGCAATTGTTCTAAGCTATTGATATTATTAAATAAAGTATAACTGTCTTAAAGATAGATTTAAGGAACTGAGACAGCAACCAACAATCAATCACTTACGTGCGCTTAACCCCACCATCCGTGGGGATACCCAGGGGATTGGCCTTATCCGACCTAGGTGGGGGCCTCAACAGCATTTCGACCCCTTTAGCTCAAATAATTAATACACCAATTCATAGACAAGGATGTTTTATGAAATTTGACACGCTTGAGCAGTATTTTACTTACACAATAGGATGCCACGAGAAGAAGCTGGCTAAGGCGCAGGAGCATTTAGATAGCTTAAGGGATGCCCGCGATCTTTTTCATCAGGGGATGAAGCGGTGCACGATGTGCAAAAAGCCACGGCCTTGGGCGTTTATGGAGAATAAAGACAAAGCAACGGCGGCTGAGTCACTGGACCCCAAGACCGGAACTTGCAAGGGATGCGCTAATACAAAGTCACAACATAAAAAGGTGGGAAGGCCCCTGCCTTCATGGCTGGGAGAAGCTGAGTTCGCGGAAATATCCGACCTGTACGAGAAGGCGTGGCGCCTTACGCAGTCAACTGGCGAGCCTTACGAGGTACACCACAAGATACCAAAGAACCACCCAGACGTCTATGGCCTGCATGTGCCGTCAAACCTAGAGGTTTTAAGCCGCACGGATCATCTCCGAGAGCACCTACACCCATCCTAATTACACCTCCAAGGAGAATTTCTGGAATGTGACGGAGAACGGGCCCTGTGCCCAGACCTCGTCGGTGCAAGCGTTATCGAGCACCGAGTCACAGACTACAGACGCTCTCAGGAGTGTTACAGAATTGTTAAACAGGTCGACGGAGTGGAGGCCTGTATGGAGCTGAACCTGACAACGCGGACTTGCGTCATATGGTTCCCGCAGAGCCCGAGCAAGGAAACTAGGCTACATGAGCAGAATCATTGCAGAGGCTGGGGACACAGTGAGCGCTACAGGGGTGGCAAAGTATTTTATAGCTGGAGCCCTTTCGTTGAGCTTGGTGGCGTGCGCGGCACCGCAGCCGATGGATCTGGTGAGGAAGGTTCTTGATCGTGACAGGTCCACCTGCAACTGCTCGACGACTGGCGCTGGTTATGGCTGTAGCTGTGAGCCTCTGCCCGGCTGTGGGCCATCCGCAGGGGATACACAGCAGGATTGAGAACATTGCCGCCACGGCCTGCTATTACCACGTAAAGGCCAAGTACGGCGTTGATCCAGAGTGGGTGGGGTGGGACGTGAGATGGCTGCCCAGTGGCTTCAGGGGCACCTACAGGTACAGGGTCGAGGGGCAAGCGATGCCCGTTATTTGCAAGTTCGATGAGAACGAGGACATAAAGGTCACCTGATATGGATATCAGCTTACCGGAGGCGTTCTTACCCCTATATGAGAGCGACAGCCGCTACAGGATAGCCGTAGGGGGCAGGGGCTCTGGCAAGTCGATGACGGTTGCCATGCTGTGCATTCTGGAGGCCATCCAGGGCAAGAAGATACTGTGCTGCCGTGAGTTTCAGAATTCAATATCAGAGTCGGTCCATGCCCTGATATCCAGCCTGATTGACAGCTTGGGCGTCAATGGCTTCACGGTGACCCGCGACAAGATCTCCCACAGTAGTGGCGGGGAGATGATCTTTAAGGGCTTAGCGCGTAATGCGGAAAGTATCAAGTCCCTGTACGGCACCGACGTGTGCTGGATAGAGGAGGCGCAGACGATCTCCGAGGAGTCTCTGAGGCTGCTCACGCCGACGATTCGTGAGGCCGGTAGCTACTTTTTTATTACCGCCAACCCAAGATCCGAGGCTGACCCCCTCACCGAGCGGTTCCTGAAGGGTCGGATGCTTACCCTGCGGCAGGAAGGAATCTACCGTGACGAGACTCACACAATTATCCGCGCTAACTACGGCGAGAACCCATATTTTCCTGCTGAACTTGAGATTGAGCGTCAGAAGGACAAGGCGACACTTAGCGACGCTGAGTACGAGCACATTTGGGAGGGCCAGACGCTTGATGAGGTGGACACCTCAATCATTATTCCGGACTGGTTTAATGCGGCGGTTGGTCTCGCGGATCAGGTTAAGGTACGTCCCAGCGGCGCCAAGGTCGTAGCGCATGACGTCTCGGATCTGGGCAAGGACGACAAGGCGGTGGTGGTACGACACGGGCCGGTTATTCTCAAGGTTGACGCGAAGTCGGACGGCACAGCTAGCGATGGCCTTGATTGGGCTATACAGCACGTTGATGATTTTGCGGCTGATACCTTCGTCTGGGACTCCGATGGTATCGGTCTGGGACTTGCTCGCGAGGTCGAACGCCAGCTCGGCCCTCGGAATGTGAGGACGGTGCCGTTTCACGGTGGTGAGCGCCCTGATAACCCAGACCAGATGTACGACGGACACCGCACCAACAAGGATGCTTTTTTCAACCGCCGAGCACAGGCGTACTGGAACCTCAGGGACCGATTCTACAAGAGCTACCAGCTCAGCCAGGGCGAGTACATAGACCCCGACGAGTGCATATTTCTGGACCCTGATATGCCCAACCTATCAGCCCTCAGGGCCGAGGTGTGCCGGATACCGAGGAAGCCCAACGCGCACGGCAAGATTCAGTTGATGACCAAGAGCGAGATGGCCAAGCCGCCACTTAACCTGCCATCGCCTAACTTGGCTGACGCGCTGGCTTATGCGTTCGCGACATCTGACGACCTGACTTATACGGGCTGGTCGAAGCCAATCGAATACAGAGAGGCCTATATTTAGTGCTAGATAAAGACGAAATTATTAGCATCATTGCGGCTGAGATGACCAACGCCAGCAATGACCAGCTTGTCTCCAAAAAGAGGCAGGCCACGGCGTATTATCATGGCCTAGAGCCCGCTGGCAGCGACATCAAGGGCCGCTCCTCTGTCGTGTCTACCGATGTGGCAGATGCCGTTGAGTGGCTGCTCCCTAATATCGTTGAGAGCCTCTCTGGGAAGTCGGTCAAGTTCATGCCGATGTCGGCGCAGGACGAGGATCAGGCCGATCTGGAGACCGACCTTACACATTTTGTATTTTCTGAAGAAAACCACGGCTACCTGAACCTGTACGAGGCCGCGAAGGACGCCCTGTTAACTGGGGTGGGCATATTCAAGATTTATTATGACGCCACGCCAGAGCGTGTCGTTGAGCACTACTCAGGCATTGACGAGAACCAGCTGCAGGCGCTTGTTGGGGACCCCATGCTTGAGGTGACCGAGATTGAGCGTTCTGAGACTGATGGCATTGCGGTTACCGCCGCTAGGATCATCAAGAACGGCAAGGTTAAGGTGGAGGCTGTACCGGCGGAGGAGTTTAGGGTAGCTGATGACGCTGACTCGTTGAACCTCGCTGAGGCACGATTCGTTGCACATACGACCCGTAGGTCGGCCTCTGACCTTCTCGCTCTGGGCTACGACCCCGAGCTGATCGAGAACGCCGCTGTTGACTATTTAGAGCGTGGCGACGGCGATGACTATCTAACCCCCGATCTTGACGACAGCCAGAAGCAGATTCTGGTGTCCGAGTGCTATCTGAATATGGATATCAACGAGGACGGTGTTGGTGAG